GAAAAATTAGCAAAGATTTTTGGAGGTGAAAGTTAGTGGAAGTAGATTTGACTCAAACTCATGATGTTTTAGGAACATATCATAGTATCGATTTTTCAGATATTAGAAAGAAATATCAAGATGAAGGTACTAAATATGCTTTTAAAGTACTTAATGAAGAAATTGAAACAGGATATCTAATAAAGCTAGCTTGTTTTAGACACCTAAGAGATTTGCAAAGGCAGAATACAAAGGAATTTCCTTATCGTTATTCAGTTAAACAAGCTAAAAAACTATTGTTGTTTGCCTCAATGTGTCCAAATGTGGATACAGATTCTCCAACTGAATTAATGGATTGGCAAAAGTTTATTTTCTGTATGCTATTTGGTTGGAGAAATTTAGAAGGGCGAAAAAGATTTAGTCGTGCGATGGTATCTGTTGCTCGTGGACAAGGTAAAACTTACTTGATGGCAATTTTAATGTGCTACTCCTACTTCATTGAAAGTCTTGGATTGTCTAATCAAGATTATCTAGTGGCATCAATTAACTTTAAACAGACTAATAAGATATTTGGTTATATTAAAACAATGATGAAGTACATCGTTAAAACGGATATGTTTAAAGATTATGCTGCTACTGTTGATTTTAAAGCACAAAGCGATCAGATGATTATGAAAGAAAAGAATAACGTTTTACGTGCTATCTCTCATGAATCAGGACAATATGATAGTTTTCACTTTACAACAGCTATTTTTGACGAAATTGGAGAAGTAAAAAGCAGAGAAAAGATTAGTAAGATTATTTCAGGCCAAGTTAAAGTGCCTAATCATCAATTCATTCAGATATCAACATCTTATCCAGATCCTAGCGTTCCATTCCATGAAGATCAAAAAATGATACAACAAGCGATGGAACAAGACTATAAGCGCGATGCAGATAACTTTTTAGGATTAATTTGGGCTCAAGATAGCTTAGATGAAACTTTTAAGCCAGAAACGTGGTATAAATCTAATCCTCTATTGTATCTAGATAGTCAAAAACAAGTTTTAATGGAAGGATTGCAAGATAAACGTGATGCAGATATGTTATCTGGTAATGTAGCAGACTTTCAAAATAAGAATTTAAATTTATGGTTAGCAGAAGCAACCAATAGTTTTTTGAAGTTAAGTGATATAGAACGAGCTATCCAGCCTAATTTCAATATTGAAGGTAGGACGGTATATATTGGCTATGACTATTCGATGCTTTCTGACAATACTGCAATAGCATTTGTATATCCTTATTCAGCCAATCATGGTGTGCCTAAATGGAGAGTTGAGCAACATTCATTTATTCCTTGGCAACACGCTGGTTCAATTGAGGCTAAAGAAAAACAAGATGGTATAAATTATCGTGAATTAGCTAAGCAGGGTTATTGTACTATTACCAGTCATCCACAAGGTTTGATTAATGAAGAACAAGTTTATCATTGGTTATTAAATTATATACATGATAATGATCTTAATGTTATCTTTTTTGGCTATGATGATTGGGGAGCAACTACTACAATAAAGCAACTTGAGTTAAATACTGATTATCCATTGCAAGGTATTAGGCAACGGACATCAGAGCTAAAAGATCCTACAAAATTTTTGCAGAAATGCTTTATTGAAGGAACAATTACACGTCCTGACGATAAAATCATGGAAAAAGCATTAATGAACGCACAGATTTATGAAGATAAAATCGGTATTCAAGTAGATAAGGCTAAAGCAACGCTAAAAATTGACGTAGTGGATGCAATTATTGATGCGATGTATCAAGCAATGTACCATTTTGAAGACTTTGGAATAGCTAATGATAAATCAAAACAAGTTGAATTAATGACAACTAAGCAAGTTGAAGATTGGTATATGAGTGATGAATCTGGATTATTAGGAGGTGATTTTGATGATTTTTAGACGAATTATAGGATATTTATGGCAACTTTCAGACGTTTTATTGTTTATTTCAGCAATGGTTGTATTAGATTATACAGCCTTTAGAATCAACGTTACACTAGGTTGGTTTGTAATATCCTTAATATTATTTGTCTTAGGTTGGCTAGTTGAAGTCATCTCTGAACGAAAGCGAGGTGATAGTTAATGCCAATATTTAATATTAATAATGCTTTAAAAACGTCAACAATGAGTGTTCCATTTGGTTTTGGTGATGAAGAAGTTTTTAATGTTCTAACTGGTAAAGATAGTGATACTTATATCAGCGCTAAAGAAGCCTTAAAGAATTCAGATATATATTCAGCAATTTTTCAATTATCTGGAGACTTAGCATCTTCACAAATTATCAGTAGTAAGACTAGATATCAAGGAATAATTGATAATCCAACTTTGACGTCAAATAAACATGCTTTTTGGCAAGCAATATTTGCTCAATTGTTGTTGGGTGGAGAAGCTTTTATATACCGTTGGCGAAATATTAACGGTATAGATCATCATTGGGAATATTTAAGACCTTCACAGGTTAGTGCATATCTATTAGATGATGGTTCAGGATTAATTTACAATATTACCTTTGATGAACCAAAAATCGGAGTAAAAATGAACGTCCCACAAAATGACGTTTTACATTTTAGACTACTTTCAAAAAATGGTGGTATGACAGGTATTAGTCCTTTATCTGCCTTATCTAACGAACTTAATATCAAAAATGATTCTAATAAATTAACTAGAGCTGCATTAAGTCAAGCAATTATGGCACCTGGTATTTTAAAAATTAAAAAAGAAGGTACCATAGATTGGAAATTAAAGGCATTACGTTCTAAACAATTTATGAGACAAGTTCAAAGTGCAAATAATGGACCAGTTGTAATCGATGATTTAGAAGAATATTCACCTTTAGAAATAAAATCAGATATTGCTAAATTATTAGCACAAGCTGATTGGACTGGTAATCAAATCGCTAAAGTGTATGGTATTCCCAATTCTTATTTAAACGGTCAAGGAGACCAACAGTCATCTTTAGACCAGATAAAAGGAATGTATGCTAATGCTTTATCTAGATATATGGAATCAATCGTATCAGAACTTGATAATAAATTGAATTCAGATATTAGATATAACATTAGACCAGCAATTGATCCATTACAAGATGGTTATGCTCAAACGTTATCAGGCTTAACCAAAAATGGTATGTTGTCACACAATCAGGCTAGGTACTTACTTCAAGAAACAGGTTATTTACCTAAAGACTTGCCTTTACCAGAACCTGCAATATTAAAATCGAAAGGAGGTGATGGCGATGCGGAAGATACCAATTAAAGGAGCAATTGTTGATGATAATACTGCTATGTTTTATGACTATTTTGGCATGACTTGTACAAGCCCTAAAAAAGTATCAGCAATTTTAGATGAAGAAGTTGCTGAAGGTGATGACGATATTGTTGTTGATATTGCATCGAATGGTGGCGATGTATTTGTTGCCTCTGAAATTTATAGTATGTTAAAGAATAATAAATCTAATGTAAAAGTTAATGTTACAGGGTTAGCTGCATCCGCTGCATCAGTAATTGCAATGGCAGGAGATACAGTATCAATTGCACCAACAGCTCAAATCATGATACATAAAGCGTGGACTCGTGTAGATGGAAATGCTGATGATTTAGGTCATGAGGCAGGTGTTCTAAGTGGAATTGATAAGTCAATTGCCAGTGCTTATGAGTTAAAAACAGGCATGAAACAATCTGACCTTTTACAAATGATGTCAAATGAAACATGGTTGACTGCTCAAGATGCAGTAGACAAAGGTTTTGCTGATGAAATTATGTTCGTTAATGAAGAAGATGATGAACCAGTTATGAATTCTATGGAAGATATACCTAGTAAATCAGCTATTAATAAGTTAATGAATTTAATTTTAAAGGCAGATAAACAACAAAATAAAACAACAAGCCAGTTTGAAAATCCAAGTTTAAAGGATAAGAAACTGGCTATTTTAATGGAAAGAAGGAAAAATAATGAATATTAATGAACTTAATAATGCTTGGATTGAATCTGGGCAAAAAGTAGCAGATTTAAATATGCAAATTAATGCTGCTTTAATTGATGATAATTATGATGAAGAAAAATTTGCTAACTTGAAAGCTCAACGTGATAAAGAAGTGGCACGTCGTGATAATTTGAAAGAACAATTAGATGCTGCACGAGCTGAACAAGTTTATAACATGCCAGATAGTGCAAAAGAACCATTGAATGATAATGAAAAAGATTTAAAAGCAAAATTCGTTAAAGATTTTATTGGTATGATGAATAACGATCCTAAAGTACTAGCGATGGTTACATCTTCTAAAGATGATAGTGGTAATAATGCTGGCCTAACAATTCCTGAAGATATTCAAACAGCTATTCATCAATTAGTACGCCGTTATGATTCATTAGAACAATACGTAAATCGTGAATCTGTATCTATGCCAAGTGGTTCTCGTGTGTTTGAAAAATGGACTGATGTTACACCATTAGCTAATCTAGATGATGAAACTGCAGCAATTGGTGATAATGATGATCCAAAACTAACATTAATCAAGTTCGCAATTAAACGTTATGCAGGTATTACTACTGTCACAAATACTTTATTGAAAGATACTGCAGAAAATATCTTAGCTTGGTTATCTGCATGGATTGCTAAAAAGGTAGTAGTTACACGCAACAAGGCAATTATTGATGTAATGAATAAGGCACCTAAGAAACCAACTATTGCAGATTTTGACGGTATTATCGATTTAATTAATACAGGGGTAGATCCTGCAATTAAAACAACGTCATTCTTGATGACTAATACATCTGGTTTGAATACTTTAGCTAAAGTTAAGGATGCAATGGGACGTTACTTATTACAACCAGATCCTAAACAACCAGATCAATACATCATTAAAGGTAAGCGAGTAATTGAAATTGCTGATCGTTGGTTACCAGATAATTCTGGAAATCATCCATTATACTATGGTGATCTAAAACAAGCAGTAACATTGTTTGATCGTGAAAATATGTCTCTATTATCTACTAACATTGGTGGAGGAGCGTTTGAAAAAGATTTAACTAAGGTTCGTGTAATTGATCGTTTTGACGTAGTAGCAACTGATAGTGAAGCTTGGGTAGCTGGTTCATTCAAAACTATTAAAGATCAAGAAGCTAAGTTAGCAACCAACAACGCTTAGAGGTGATTTAGATGGATAAGGAAATATTACTTGATGATCTGAAGTTATCTCTTAGAATCGATGGCGATGATGACGATAGATTACTAAATTCATATATTAATGCTGCTGAAGTTTATATTAAAACTGCAGTAGGTGGCGATGATGAATTTTGGCAACAAGAAGATGTTATTGCAATTCAAAAAATAGCAATTTTAGCTTTGGCTGGTGCTTATTATGATTACAGAGTGGCTTTACAGGATGTAATGACTTATCCGATTAATCTAACTTTAAATGCGATAATCTCACAATTACGTGGGAAATTAGCGTTATACGAAGAAGGTGATAGTGATGCCTAAGAAGTTATTACATTCTTCATTTAATCAGCGTATCAAGTTCCAGACTGTTAGTTTTGTAGCTGATGATTTAACTGGAGATACAGTTGAAAAGCCAGTTAGACTATTTGAGTGTTGGTGTGCTCCACAAAGACGGACTATGTCTCAACAGTTTCAATTAACAGGCTTAGGGCTTGATGATACTCTAACTGTGGCAATCAGACACAATGATAAAGTTCAGGAAGCTACATTAGCTAAATATAAAAATGAAACTTATGAAGTAGTGTCTATCTCTCCTGATGATACTAATAACTATATGGCTTATGACTATGTAGTTATTAGGAAAAAGAAAGGAGCTGGCAAGCGTGGCTAATGATTTTGAAAAATTACTACAAGACTTTAGTAAGAGTTTGAATAAACTTGTTCCTAATATGGAGCAAAAAAAGAAAATCACTCAAGCGGGAGCTAAAGTACTAGAAGAGAATTTACGAAAAAATACACCAGTTTCTAAGTTAAATCACAAGAAAGAAAAGCATTTAAAAGAATATGTTATGTCACAAGATACTAATGTTGACGGTCAAGAAGACGGCAGCTCAACAGTTGGTTTTGGTAAAAAGGCTTATATTGCTAGATTTTTAAATGATGGAACAGTTAAAATGCCAGCTACACACTTTGTAGATAATGCTGTCAATGAATCTAAAAAAGAAGTTTTACTAGCTAATAAGGCTGAATATGACAAAATAATGCGAGGTGGTAAGTAGTGGAAACACCAACCACGATAGCAAAAAAATTGATGAAGGATATTACTTGGATAGATGAGTTATACTCTGGTTCTATTCCAAGTAATGTGGAAGTAAGTACAAATAAAAATACAGTATTAATTACTGAATATTTAAATGAACCTAGTCTTTACGCCAATATGAAGATCAAGTATTGGCAAGTAGGGGTTGAAGTTCAGATTTTCTATAAGTTAAGTGGCGATGATTTCCAAAATCATGAAATAGAATTAGCCAAATTATTCAATAATGATGATTGGGAGATTGACACTTCAAGGAATCGAATTAAGGACCCAGACACTAAACAATGGACTAAGGTTTTTTATTTTTCAAAAATTTTAAAAGTGAAAGAAGGTATATAGAATGGCAGGAGCAACAACTCATGGTATTTTATACGCAGCATTTGGTATCGTTGACGATAATGGCGATATTATCAAGGATGCTAAAAAAGGTGTTAGTGAACTAGGAGTTGAAGTAGTTGATGGCGATGGAGAAGGTGCAACAACTGCTAATATTACTGGTTTAGAACAAAATGGTACGATTAAATGGGCAAATAATAAAGCTAAGCGTATCACACACGGTAAGCAACAACCACAAGTTGCATTAACTATGTTAGATATCAAAAAAGATTTATTAAACCGCCTAAAAGGATATGTATCTGATGGTAAAGGTGGTTACGTGCTTACATCTGGTTCTAAGCCTAATGTGGCATTGTTAATTTGTTCTGAAGATATGGACGGAACAAGAATTTATGAAGGCTTTGCAAATGGTGAATTAACTCAAGCAGCACAAAACCATGGTACTGATAATAACAATATTACAGAAGCTGATACTACTTTGACCTATCAAGCTTTAGCTCCAATTAAAGATACAACTTTTGTTGACGATAAAGGAGTAACACAACCTTATAAGGTTTGGGCTGATGATGAAGCAGGATTTGATATTAACGCGATGTTCAAAGAAGTTTTTGGTGGCTTTGACGGTGTTGCAAGCCTTAAAATCCCTGGCGGAACAAAAACAGGTAGCGTAGCAGTTGATGGTGGTTCTGGATTACATTAATTAGATAAACAGAGACGAGAAATGTGAAACGTTGGAGGATTATTTATTATGGTTAAAATTAATACAAAAAAACTTGGATTAAAGAAACCGGTTTTTGTTAAAGTAACAGTTAAGAAGATCAAATTAGCTGATATGATGATGAATAAACTGTTAAAGCTAGGAATTGAACAGGATAGAACTGAATTACTAAAAGAAAGAGATATCAGCAATGAAGATTTTGTTAACAATGCAATTAAAATGAATAACATGGAAATTGAATTTGCTGACAGTGCTTTTGATTTCTTACAAAAAGCTTTAAATTTGTCTAATAAAGAACGTGATCTTGCTGAAGATAACTTAACTTTTGAAGAATTAGGTAATTATATCAACTATGTAATTATGCGAATTAAAGGTCAATCCGAAGAAAATATTAAAGCGATGATGAATTCAGAAGTTAAAAAGGACAAAGATCCAAAAAAAGAATTAGACGCTTAGCAGATACTTTAATTGATACTCAAAATGAATATCAAGACTTGCTATACCTACAACAGAAATTGATGTTGGAATCTGGTATAGCAATATCTGTTAGCGATGAAGAAGAATTTGAAACGTTAGTTGAAGTAATGTCTGCTAAGGCTAAGGAAGATAGACCAGTTACGCCAAGAGAAGCGTTAAGGCGCTTACGAGGAAAGTAAAAATATGGTATAATATTTGTGCAAGAAAGTTCCGGAGGTGAGATAGATGAAGAAAGTATTTAATTGGTTAAAGATAAATGATCGCTTTTGGTGGATACTAATTATTTCAATAACACTAGCTATAATTATTGGCACAGTGTTCTTCTGGGACTGGATGTGGAAACATATTTATATTTGGATTATTATTTATCTCATCTTTTCATTCTTTGGTGGTGGTTCTGATGAATGGAAAAAGTACCATGGATTAAAGTGAATTAAAGTATTAATAAAAGTCAACTGAAAAAGTTGGCTTTTTTATTTTGGAAGAAAGGAGGTTAAATTTAAGTGAAAGTTCAAAATGAAATGGCTACTAAAATTACTGTAGATACAGTCCAGGCTGCTAAAAGTATTTCAGCCTTTAGGAATGGTATTTCAGCTTTAACTAATTCATGGAAAGCTAACGAAATGGCATATCGAACAGCTGGAGATAGTTTAAATGCCTTAAAATCAAGATATGAAGGTATTAGTAATTTTATTGAACTTCAAAAGCAAAAGATTGATGAATTAAAAAATAGGCAAGAAGGACTTGATAGAACTAATAAAGATCAAGCTAATACTTGGTTAAAGTTAGAGAAAGATATTCAGACTGCTACACGTCAATTAGCTAGTTACGAAGCACAACAAGCTAAAGCCAAGACATCAATGAATTACTATAATAATGGTTTAGCTGATTTACAGAAAAGCTATAGAACTACACAAGTTTTATCTAAGAGTTATGTTGAAAGACTTAGAGCAGAAGGCAAAGAGTTAGAAGCTAAAAAAGCTCAACAAAAGGGGCTTGAAGATTCGTTAGAAAACTTGAATAAGCAGTATAAGAAACAAAAAGAAGAATTAAATGCACTAATTGATAAAACTAATGAAACTACTGTGAAAACTACTAAGGCTAGTGATGCCTATAAGAAGCAACAAATCAGATTAAATGAAACTGCAACAGCAATAGCTAAAGCTAAGTCAGAAACCAAGAAACTTCAAGATGAAATGGATAGGTTGAATCCTAAGGGATTTAATAGGATAGTAGTAGCTAATGAAAAAGTAATGCAAGGTTTGAAAACTAGCAAGAATAAAATGGTTGATTTTACCTTAAAAGCATCTACATTCTTATCTGGTTTTACTCCAATTATTCATGGTATTGGTGCTGCAGCTGTTGACGGAGCTCAAAAAGCTAGTGATTTACAAAATGCTTATGTCAAGACGTTTAACTTACTAACCACTGGTGGTGAAAAAGCTGCAGAAGCAACTAAGAATGTTGCTAAAATGCAGGCAGAAGGTAAAGAAATGTCTGTACAGTATGGTGTTAGTCAACAAAAGATTGCTGATGGTTATCAAGAGTTAGTAAAACGTGGTTATTCATCTTCACAAGCACTCGGTTCAATGAAAACTATGCTACAAGCTAGTGTGGCATCAGGAGAAGATTTTAATGATGTTGTTCATAATTCTACAGCTGTATTAGAAGCCTTTGGAATGAAAGTAGACGGAACAAAGAAAATGGCAGAGAATACTAAAAAAGCCGTTAATGAAATGGCTTATGCTGCTGATATGACTGCTACTGATTTTAATTCATTAGGTGTGGCAATGGAATATGTGGGACCGTCAGCTAAAACACTTGGTTACGAAGTAGGCAAAACAGCATCTGCAATCGGTATTTTATCTAACAATGGTTTGGAAGCAGATAAAGCTGGTACAGGATTAAGACAAGTATTGAATAGTTTAATTAAACCTACTGACGAAGCTAAAAAGTCATTACAAGGTATTGGATTATCAGTTCAAGATTTTACAGATAAATCAGGCAAGATGAAGTCTATATCTGATATTTTTGAAATATTAAATAGTCATACTAAAAATATGAGTAAGACTCAAAAAGGTGTGTTATTTAATACCTTATTTGGCACGACTGGGCAAGCGTCAGCATCTATCTTAGCTAATAATGCTGAAGAATTAGAAAAGTTGAACAAAAAAGTTCAGGAGTCTTATAAAGGACAAGGATATATACAAGAGTTAGCACAAAAGAACCAAGGAACTGTAAAAAAACAAATGGCTCAGTTTAAAGAAGCTAGTGAAGCGGCTAAAATGGAGCTGGGTACAGCTTTATTACCAGCAATGAGAGATGCATCGGTAGAAATGGCTAAGTTTTTTAATTCTAAAGAAGGTAAACAAGGATTAAAGGATATAAGTAAGCTGATAGGAGCTATTGCAAGTGGTGTAATTGGTTTAGTTAAAATAATGGCTGAACATATTGGTGTTATTAAAGCTTTTGGTAAAGCATTAACTGGAGCGTTAATTGCACATTTAGCAATAAAAGGTATTAGTAAGGCTAAGAAAGATTTGCAAGGTTTAGCCACATTTGCCAGAGCTACTAAGCTAGATAAGGCTTTAAAATGGACTGCTAAGATTTCAACTAAAGTAGCAAAGGTAGCTTTGAGTGGACTTAGCAAAGCAGCAGCAGTTACAGGGAAAGCTGTTAAGGTTACATTCAACGGTATGTTGTCTGCAGCAAAGAAACTAGCATTAGGATTTAAAGCAGTATTTCTATCTAATCCATTTGGTATTGCAATTTTAGCGATTACTGCTTTAGGTGTTGCATTTTATGAACTATACAAACACAACAAAAAATTTAAGAAGTTTGTTGATGGTTTGGTAAAAGATGCTAAAAAAGCATTTAATAATATAGTCAAGTTCTTTAAAAACTTACCTAAAGAGATATCTAAAGTGTGGAAGAACATTACAGGTTTCTTCAGCAAAGGTTGGAATTCAATTAAAGATGCAACTGGCAAAGGTATCAAGAACACTCAAAAGAGTTGGGATAAATTTAATAAAGATGTTGCTAAATCTGCCAATAATATGTGGAAAGACACCAAGAAGAAGTTTAGCGATGGTTGGAATAGTCTAAGAGAAAATGCTGATAATGGTAAAGATAAGATTGTAAAATCATGGAATAATCTTAATAATGCAACGCTTAATGTCGCTAAAAAAATGGCTAAAGAGAATCCTAAACAGTTTAAATCAGGTTATGATGCTATCCAATCCTACACTAATATTTGGAAAGATTTTACCAGTGGACATTGGGATAAATTAGGCGGTGATATTAACGATACCGCTAAAAATATTCGTAAGTTTACTAAAAATATATTCAAGGATATGTATGATTGGTTGAATGATAAAACTGGTGGCAGATTAGGTGATATGGTAAATACTTTTACTGATAAATTTGGACAACTAAAAGATATTGTTGGTTCAGCAGTTAAAGGTGTTAAACATAAAGCTGTAGATTTGGTAAACGGTGTGGTTAAACCATTTAATGATATGTTAGGTGGTTTAAAGAAAGGCATTAACTGGGTTCTCGATAAAGTTGGCGCTCCACAAATAAATGCTAGTTGGGCAATTCCAACAGTATCTTATGCTAAAGGTACAGCTGATGTACAAGGTTCAAACGGAACACATCAAGGTGGCTTAGCTTTAGTTAATGACGGTGTAGGTGAACATTATCGTGAAATGTTTAGATTGCCTAATGGAAAGGTGGGTATTTTCCCTAAACAACGTAATATGGTGGTGCCTTTACCTAAAGGCTCAAGTGTCTTAAATGGTGAAGATACTTATAAATTAACCACAATGTTAGGTATTCCAGCATATGCTAATGGTATTGGTAAGTTCTTTAAAGGTGTCTGGAATAGTGCTGTTGATTTAGTTGATGAAGCAGAAGACATTTTGAAGAAACCAGCTGAATTTTTAAAAGAAGTTTTTGAGAAACATATTGGTAATTTATCAGCTAAAGGATTAGCTGGCGATATTATTACTAACTTTCCTAATAAATTAGCGAGTTTAGCAGTTGATTGGGTAAAGAAATTGTTTGAAGATTTTGGAGCTGGTGGCGATGGAAATAGTCCTGCTGGTAGAATGGCTAAATCTGAATTTTCCAAGATAGCTAAACACGCTGCTAGATTGATGCATCAAAAACTTAGTGAACGTGATATAGAGCATTTGTACTATCAAGCATCAACTGAATCTAGTGTAGATCCTGCTCAAAATGGTGGTTATGACGATCATGACGGAACAGGTTTACCAATTGGATTATTCCAATATAAACTTGGTACTTGGAGAAGTTGGGCAGTTCCAGGACATGCTAATATTCATTCTGCCTTAGATCAAATTATGGCAGTTTTAAATGATAGTAATTGGAGAAATGACTTCCCACCAATCGGAGTAAAGAGAGGTTGGGGACCTTCTGGACATAGGATGATGGCTTATGGCGGAAGAATTGATACTAACCAATTAATCGAAGTTGCCGAAAATAATAAGCCTGAATATATTATTCCAACTGATCCAGTTAAGCGTCCTAGAGCTTGGCAACTTATGCATGAATTGACTTCTGAATTTACTAAACAAGATCCAGGACATCCAGTAAGTCGTGATAATAGGGATATAAAAGAATTAAATGATAAATTTGATTCGTTATTAGCGATGTTCAGTCAATTATTAGGATTAAACAGTCAGCAAATCAAGGCTATTCGAGAGAGTGGATTTGATAAGACAAAACAATATCAACAACAGGCACTAGATCAAAGATTAGCTGATTATCAAGGTTATTAGGAGGTGTATTAATGGATAATGATTTTTATATTAAATATGGAAATAGCCCAGAATTTAGCTTAAAAGATATTACTTCTAACTTAACCTTGTTAAAACTAGATGAAAATCCATCCATTGCAAATGTATACCAAAATAACGTTATGCAGGATGGAGAAACATGGAATTATACAACTTACCAACCTACAACGGTAAATTGTACATTTTTATTGTGGTTTTCAACATGGCAAGATTACTTATTAGCTAAGCATGATATAATGCAAACTTTTATGCAAAAAGAATTATTTAGAATTAGAACTGATATTGATAAACAAATAGTTAGATACGTTAGAACAGCACCATTTGCTATAACTCCAGATGAAGAAGGATCAAATTGGGCGACTTTCACAGTAGCATTTGAAAATCCTAGTGGTATGAAATATAGCTACTTAAAGTCAGATCAAATCTCTCAAACTAACGGTTGGGGATATGGATTAAATTTAGCTAATGTGCCTAATTTAAATTACCATTTTAATAATCAAACGAGTTTTAAAGTATTCAATGCTAGTGATATTGCAGTAGATCCATATTTCCAGAAGCATGATTTAAAAATAACAATTAAATCTGTAAATGGTGGATTAACAGTTAGAAATACAACTAATGGCACAAGTTGGGCATTCAAAGGGACATTAAATATTAATGATATGGTAGTTTTGGATGGTATTAATACTTATAAAAATAATAATTATGACTCAATGGAAACTGATTTTGGGTATATCAAGTTAGAAAAGGGTTGGAACGAAATAACACTTGATAAAGTAGCGGATATAACATTTTCATTTCCATTCATTTATACATTCTAAAGGTGGTGGAAGTAGTTGAATGAAAGAATAGTTAAATTTAAACCTCGGAATCAAGATAAGGTTTTTATTCTAAATAATATCTTATGGAATAGTTTTAACATTCAGTGGGCTGAAAACGACACTAATCAACTATCTTTTACAGTGTATGATGATGGTTCAGACTTATTTAAGGTGATTGCGGTAGAAGCAAGTGTATTTTTTGACGGTCAAGAGTATGTTATCAAGACACTTGCAGTAGATTATGCTGCAGGAGTATCAACTATACAAATAACTGCAACACATGTATCGAATGAATTGGCTAATTTTTGGAAATATGAAGTCAATAGTGGCGAAAAAACATATACGGTTAACGATGTATTAGCATTTTATCTTGATAGAAATAAAAATGGTTTTTCATATCAAGTTATCGGTAACTTTGATAAGCAACAGATAACTGATTTAGGTAATACTAATGGTAAGGATATGATATCTAAGATTTTATCCACTTGGGAAAATGCTATTTTTTATCCAGATAATCGGAATATAAGGATTTATAATAAAAAAGATTTTTATCAGAACAAAGGTAAAAGATTGGACTACTTGTATAACACAAGTGAAATTCAATTAAATATTGATTCAACTGGGATTATTAATAAAATTAGAGCAATAGGAACCGAACACGAGGTTACAACTACCAAAGAAATTACTGTGACGGATAGCAATGGTGATAGTTGGGGTTGGCCTTTCCCGGATGTAGGGGAAGGAAACTTTATGGGAGGTCAATTATTCGGTGTTAATGCAGGTGGTGGATTTAGACCTAATGGATTCCATGACGGTTTAGATTTTGGATCAGTAGATCATCCTGGTAGTGCTGTTCACGCTATCCATAGTGGGAAAGTAACAATAAAATCTTACATGGGTGGTTTGGGTAACTATGTTGTCATTTCTGGTGGTGGATACAATGTTGTTTATCAAGAAGCTTTTTCAAGTGCAGGGAAAATAACAGTTAATGTAGGAGATACTATAAAAACGGGCGATGTAATAGGTTATCGTGATACAGATCATTTACATGTTGGGGTAACACGTCAAGACTTCAATGTTGCAGTTGGGAAATCTTTTACTAATGATGGAACTTGGTTGAATCCGTTAGACTTAATTAAAAGTGGTGGTACAGGTCCTACTACTCATACTGAAACAGAAGAAGAAACTCATACAGAAAAGTATTTTGATGATTTTATGGTTGAAGATAAAGATTCTATTGCAAAATGGGGAGAACATCCAGCAGCAGATATGTCGGATGATAGATTCCATGATAAAAATGCAATGGAGGCATATGTTAGAAGTAAATTCCAACTAGAACCATTAATATCTGGTACAGCTAATGAATCGAGTAATATTAAACCTGATATAGGGGAAATTAGAAGATTAGAAGTAAAGACAGTTGAATTAGTTACAGAGGTAATGATAGTTGGATTTACATGGTATCCATTTGATCCAACGCAGCAAACGCAACTAACATTAAATAATTTACCTTATTCTATTCTTAGGAATAATACTAATATTCTTCAAAAAATGAATGAAATTAGTACTAGTGTTACTAAAACTATTTCAAAGCTAAATGGTGGAAATACGCAAAAATTAGAAGAAACATTGAAGAAATACATTGACGATAAACTCAACAACAATACTCCAACAAATCCAGATACACCTAAACCACAACATATTGGCAAGATTATTGATGTTTCAGAGTGGCAAGGTGTAATTGATTGGCCTAGCGTGATAGCTGATGATATTACTTTGAGTATTATTCGAGTTCAACATGGCTCAGCTCACCAAGATTTAAAGTACATGGAAAACTTACAGAAATGTATTTCAGCTGGCGGAAAGTATGCAGTATATGCATATTTTGCTGCTACATCTACATCAGACGCTCAACAAGAAGCTAGAGATTTTTATAATCGAACTCAAAAGGTTGTCGCAGGTAAGCAACAGCCTATTTTTTATGCGATTGATGTTGAGAGTATTGAAATGAGTGGAGATGTTACTCAGATGAGAGCGGGGGTTGAGGCTTATATGTCGCAACTCAATGCTTTAGGTGTACCAGATAATAAGATAGTTCTGTATATTGCTAATCATTTGTACGATAAATTCAATCTGAATGTAGCACGTCCTGGAGCAATCTGGATACCAAGTTACGGACAAAACGACGGAACATTGGCTAATAGTGTACGTCCTACACATCCTTATGACTTATGGCAATTCACAAGTAAAGGTAGTGTTAAAGGAATATCTGGCAATGTAGATATGAGTACAGAGCCAAGCGAGAAGTTTAAGGAGTTGATATTTAGCGCTTAGTTGGAATGGTGATATACATGAGTTTTTAAGTGTACATCAAAAGAATATGACAGACTTTCAAAACAAGATTAATGATAGGTTAGATGAGATAGAAAGAAAGTTAGGTGATAGTGATGAAAACGTGGGATGGTAATCTAGAGAATTTTAAATCAGTTTTAGTTGATAATTTTAAGACGTATGTAGAAACTTTTAATAATTTCTGCAACTGGATAGATGATTATTTGTTCTTGAAGAACGATTATGAGATAAGCGTTAATCTAGATTTTCCGTCGATAGTAAATAGAGATTTCTATAATGAATTATGTGATTTAATACAGACATTTCAGCAGAAATCGAGCTGTTTAGAAAGTAAATTAAATCATAGTAGTTATAGAAGTCGAGAACTTGATGAAAAAGGTCATCCAATACCTTATGATTTTTCAATTGAGTTCAATTTCGATTTAGATATAAATAAAGATGAATATAACAAATTATATAAGCGGTTAGATGAAATTTTAACTGCTTTTAATTTGTTTAAAAATACTTATGGAGGTGGAATTTAATGGCAATAGAAAGCATCTTACCAGATGGATACAAAACTGCTGAATTAATTGAAGCAGATGGAATTATTAGAATTGACATTGATAAACCATATAGACAAACGTATTTGAATTTAAGTGCTTACTTTAATGGTAGACAAAACGATTCCATGTCTTTGAAGAAATTCCAATTTTATGAAAATGATGCTCCTAAAAATTTAACTAATTGCACGATTACAATTCATGCACAAAAACCAGATGGAAAGACTGTTGTGGCTAGTGATTGTTTTAATATCGTACGTCCACAAGTTGGAATAGTTGAAGTATCATTTCCAAGACAAACATTTACAGCAATGGGAACAGTGTTACTGTATTTAGTTATTTCAAACAATCAAGGAACCGCAGTATCAACTAATACAATGTATTTTGAAAATGAAGGCAATTTATCATTAACAATTAATTCTGATAATTATGATAGCGAACTAGAAGCTAAGCGTAAAGAGATTTTAGATAAGTTAAATTCAATTGAAACTGAAGTTAATGATAGATTGGCATCAATAAATGCATTGTCTAAAGGCTTAGAGAATTCATATAATACGATGGCTAAAGCTTTAGATATCAATACTCAGACTATTAATGATGGAATGAGTGCAACTAAAAATGGTGCTAACAGTTTTACAGGTAGTAATAGTTTTAGCAAACTAACATCTATGTTGGGTGGCTTGAATGTATCTAACGGATTGACTGTTGACGGAGTACAATTTAGCGACAAAGCAAATAGATCTGATTTATTAAATCCTGATAATGTATTTCAATACAAAGGCGACATAAATGATGATACGAATTGGAATTCAGCTGATAAAACTGGGTATTACCCTGTTTGGGTGCATAAGGCTCAAGCTGGTTTACATGTCCCTGGAACCAATAACGGAAACGGTGGTGGATATTGGGGGACACTGTTAGTTTTTGCTTATGGAGATACAATTTATCAAATGTTCATTAATTTTGGTGGTTTTAGATTATTTGTTAGAAGTAAAGTTGGGAGTCCTACAACTGTATGGAATGGTTGGAGTTCAGCACAGTTTAATAATCCAGAAAGTAATTAGGAAGGTGTAATTAAATGACAAGAACTATTTTAGATTTAGCTAAACCTAAAACTACAGTATTCGATTTATCAAATGTATTAAATCCAAGAGTTAATGATGATTTAGTAAAAATATCATTTCATATTCAGTGTGATAGTAAACCGTTCAACATGACTGGATATAAAATGTATTTCATTTCTGCAGACGAAAATATGGGATATATTAACATTGATGGTATGATCGATAAAATTGAAACTGGAGATAATGTTGGAAATGGTGATGTAACTTTCAGATTTCCACCAAATGTATTTAAAAAGGCTGGTACTTTTGATTCAGCTAAAACAATGTTTGTTATTGAAAATGTTAATAGTAATTATATCCAATCAACAATTAATATCAGTTTAACGGTTTTAGAAAATGGTATAGCTAAATTTAATGCTGATGTAGATCAAATTGGATATGACAGTAAATTGGAAGAAATTCACAATAAATATAAGGATAAAGCTCAAAATTTAATTGATGAATTAATTAATCAAGTCAAAGCAGTTGATAATTTTAGTGATATTAAAGAAAGTGCAGAACAAGCTAAGCAAACAGCAAATGATTCTATCGCTAAAGCTAATGCAATAAACAATGAAGTTATTACAGCACGTAGTAGATTCAGTAATTTAAACGATAGGCTCAATAATCAAGATATAAAAATCAATGCTGCAGAAACAACAACTAATGCGAATGCTAACTATAATAGATTGACTGAAAAAGACTTGTCTCAAGACAAAATGATTTCAAATAAGGCTGACAAAGTTGAGATTGAAAGTAGATTAAATAATCAAGATGAAAAAATTTCAAATAAAGCTGATAAGGACGAAATAGAAAGAAAGTTATCACAAATAAGTTTAGATCCAGAAGCATTTGATAATGTAGAAACTCTTAAATCTAAATATCCTAATGGTAAAACTGGAATTTTTATTACAGTCGACACAGGACATAAATGGATATACTCAAACCAAGCTTGGGTAGATGCAGGAGTTTATCAAAGCGTAGGTATTGCTAATGATTCTATTTTACCAACATATCTTACCGAACAAGCCAAACCAATTATGTTATATCCAGGTAATACACCAGCAACATATACAACAACTACCAAAACTTTAAATTTTGGCAAAGGTATGATTTTTAGAACATATCATCATAAACTTACTAAAATTCCAGATAATTATGAACTTGTTCTAGATAATAAAGGCTATTCTAATGGCTATATCTATGTTGATTTAACAACTGGAATACCTGGATACGAGCCTTATCTGTATAACAAAATGCCAGATAATTCAGCGATAATTGGCTATGTAGCATGGTCATCACAGCCTTATGTAGATGGAAAAGTTGAAATTCTGTTTTATGGTCAGCTAGGAAATTATGTCATTATTGATGGCAGATATCATGCAACTAGTCGTGATTTTTTATCAAACATTTACGTGACTGTTGGGAAAGGCGAAGGCTTAGTATTCGATTGTACAGAACGTACAGTGACTTTTCCAATCAGTACTAATATCTTTTATGGAAACAATGTTCATGCTGTCAAGCAAGAAGTCGTGGCTGTTCCAACTGAACAAATTAAGAATGGTGTTACAATGCAGCATGCAAAAATAGTTTACAATCTAAAAGATGATACGGCTAAAGTTGTTCAAAATTTCGAAGATATACCAAATTATATAACTTTAGGATATTTAGATACGAATATTGGTTTCAATGAACCATATACGAAAGTTGTTTCTAACTTGCCTATCAAGGCGATTAATTTACCTGAGAATTTAAGTTTTAAATTCAGAAGTGAACGCAAAGAGAAGACATATAATATCTTGCATTACGGATACCATAACGGTGTGCCACATGAATCGAAACAGGCTTTTCTAAAATCCATAGAAATGGGATATGATTTGGATGGCGATATCGTATTTACTAAAGACAATATCCCTATTTTAAGTCATTCAAATTCAACAACTACTGGCTTACTTGAACGAATTAGAAATTTAGACGGAACAGAAGTGACGGACGTTTTCGACATTAATAACAAAACGTACGATGAGTTATGCCAGTACGATTGGGGAATTTATATGGGCGAACAGTATAAAGGTATGAAACCATTGAAACTTGAAGATTTCTTCAAATTAGTTAGAGCCTATGACTGTTACGCCTATCTTGAATTTAAAACTAGATTATCGAACGACAATTGGGAAATCTTACGGAATTTGGTAAATAGCTATCAAGTTATAGACAGAATCTACTGGGAATCATTTACAGACCGTTTCTATAACATCAAGAAATTGGTATGGTATATGCCAAATGCTAATATATCTCTGATAACTATGGACAGTATGTATCAAAAAGATGAATTCAGAAGTATGTTAGACCAAGCTAATACGTCAACGAATGTAGTTACAGCTATGGTAGCCAGTGATATGTCTGTTGAGAAGGTTAAAGAAATTATAGATTATGGATACCAAGTAGATATTTGGGTCGCAAATGATAGAGCAACTGTTGAAAAGTATAGTAGTTTACCAATATCGGGGTGGGCTACCGATGGATTTGACGCTAAGAAAGTTTATCAAGATATAATTAGTCAATAAAATTTTAGCGGTGGGCGGGAGGTAGAATTTCTTCTAAAAATAGAGTATAATTTTTGAGTTAATTTTATTTTTGGAGGAGAGATTATAATGTTTATTTTAAACATTGAGTGGGGAAGTGTAGCAGATTGGGTTGGAGCTTTAGGTAGTATTGGTGCGATTTTTGCAGTAATTTATCAAGTGCATAAACAAAGAGAAGAATTTTTGGAATCTAATCGAAAAGATGGTGAAGTTTGTATTGAACCATTTGAGAAAAATGGTAGCTATATACTAAAGTACTGGATAATAAATACAGGGAAAGTAGTTGATGGATACAGATTTATAGGATTTGTTGCTGAAAAAGATATAAATTCATTAATTAACGGAAATAAAGAATCTAAAGAAATAGCTGTTCAATTTTTTGAAAATGAACCTCGTTTCAATGTAAATTCTAATCTAGAGTCCTTAATTCCTGCTGGCCAATCTAAAGAAACAGAGATTGATATAGCAATATTATATCAATATTTTAAGGAGAAGTTAGACGAAGATATTGTTTATATCGTCTATAGAGGATTATCGGGTGAATTTTATACAGCAAAATATAAATTTAAACCTAAAACTGTAGATGAATAAATTAAGGAAGTGACTATATGTGCATACATTACTAGGATATTCATGGGCGGAGATAGCGTCAATCTTGGCGGTTATTTCCGTCCTTTTTAGTGGAATCTATTGGTTAATTAGACATGGTGCCAAAGTGTTAAATAATGCAATTAATATTGGCACATATCCATTACAACAACAATTTAAGGAATTAACCAATACAATCAAACAGCTTAATGGAAATTTTGAAGAACAACATAAAAATTTAAAAAGACTAGAACATGAAGTAGAAGAACATGAAAAGTCTATCATAATCCATGAAGAAAAAATTAAACGATTGGAGGAGAGAAAATGAAAGTAATCAATGATGTTGTCGAATGGCTGGTACAAACAGGTTTGTTATCTGTGCTGGCTATTTTTTTACTCAAGCAGCTTAAGCCGGTATTGGATAATAAAGCTCAACATTCATCTACTGAACAATCTAAAGCACTATGGACGTTACTTGAACAGGTAGCGGATATGGCAGTTACCAGTTTGGTTAATCAAGACAAGAGTGGACGGGAGAAGTTTGACGAAGCTAGTATGATAGTAAATGACGTGATGAAAAAACAAGGCTATAAGCTAGACTCACAAACAATTCACACTGCAGTTCAGTCAGCTTACGAAAAATCAGATTTAACACCAACAGTTAAGATTAAGGAGGACAAATAATATGGTAATGTACACAGTAGACGTTTACTCAGGGTCAGATGATTATATTATTCGTGATCCACACGCTCAAGGAGTAATTGTGAAGGCTACTCAAGGCACAGGATATGTTAATCCCAAGTGCAATCATCAATGGGATCTAGCTGGAGAACTTGGTAAAAAGCGTGGTTTGTATCATTACGCTGGTGGTGGTAATCCAGTAGCAGAAGCACAATATTTTATCAATAATATCAAGAACTATGTAGGTCAAGGTATGCTAGCGATTGACTGGGAAAAATATCAAAATTCAGCATTTGGAAATACTAACTGGGTTCGTCAATTCGTAGATGAAGTACACCGCCTAACTGGTGTATGGTGTGTAATTTACGTTTCAGAATCTGCATTATGGCAAGTAGCCAACTGTGCCAAAGATTGTGCGGTTTGGGTAGCCAAGTATGCATCCATGAACTGGAACTCTTGGACGGTACCAAACATGAATGTATCTGGTGGTGCTTTTGGTTCTATTGCTGGTTGGCAATATACTGGCGGCGATATGGATAGATCTATCTGGTATCTGGATGCAAGTGCTTGGGATAAATTTGCTAAACCTGGAACAAAACCACAAACTGAAACACCTAAGCCAGCTCCAGCACTTAGCCAAAACAGCACTAAGTATGACTCATGGACTGATGATTTAGGGGTTAAGTGGTTTAAGGAAGATGGAAAGTTCACAATTACAGTAGATGAAGGGATAATTTTACGCTGGGGAGCCACAACCAAGTCTGCTAAAATTGGTGTTCTGCCTAAAAATTCAATTATTAAGTATGATGCTTTCTGCCATTCGGGTGGATATGTATGGATTAGACAACCTAGAGGAAACGGACAATACGGTTACCTACCAACTGGAGAAAGTTCTGGTGGTAAACGCACAAGTAGCTGGGGTAAATTTGAATAAATAATAAAGCTCATCTAGTCCTTAAAAGGATTGGATGAGCTTATTTTTATAGCAAAAAAAGCAGAAGTTGGGTTGCTTGCCACCGCATCTGCTTTTCTGAGTCTGAATTAATTCTAAAGATTAATGCTTCCGTCTGTAGCGGTTCTTAATCTTAGAACTAATCAGATCTATAATTACTCCAGAAAGAATGGCTAGTCCAAACTGAAGTAAATCATGTAAAAACGTAAACAAGGAAGTTACCCTCCCTTCTGTGAGATATTAAGGCGGCTAGCCTTACTCACAAGGAATATCTTACATGTTAAGCAATTTTAAAGCAATAAAAAATATTGACAAACTATATAAATAAAGATAACATGAAAGTGTAGACAAGGAGGTTTTACCTCTTTTCATATAGAGATTGGCTATCTCTAGTTTTTGCGGTTGGCTACCGTACTGTCATTTGTTTTACTCCTTTCTGTTATCCCAACAGAAAGGTTTTTTTATTATTCTTAGAAAACATAAGACACCTTGTTTCTACCTATTATATGAGTAGAGGCAAGGTGTCTTTTTTTGATTTTAACCCACAAAATGACCCACAGTTTATTTGATATATTTCAGTTAATAAGCAATTATAATAGTATAAATGTAGCTTTAATTGAGCAAAAAAGTAATAGTTTCTACCTATTTATATAGGGTAATATTTATGTCTCAAATTAAATAATATTTAATTTAGTTGCTGTAAATGTTGGTTTATCAAC